TTAGCGGTTCAACGCCCTGACGTAGGCCTGGCACGCCTGCAGGGCGATCAGTCCCCGGTCGCCGGCATCGGTGATGCCGATAATTCGTTGAGCATGCGCCGGGTCAAGTCGGGCTCGCGGGGCTCCATGAACCAGGCCGCCGGCGGCGGGGGTGGCAGGCACTGTGCAGCCGGCGGCGCGGTCATGGGCGTCGAGGAGGACTGACAGGCGCAGATCAGCAGTGGCAAGACGGTCGCGCAGGCGACCTTGATCACGTTGGGCATCGCTCAAGGCTCGGTAATGGGTTTGGTCGCTGGCTTGCAGCTGTTGCTCCAGGGCCAGGCGTTTGTCCTGCTCGTCCCGCTGCCGGGCAGCGGCCGCCAGGTTCAACTGATTCAGCGCTTCGCCGTGCAGCCTGGCCTGCTCCGCCAGTTGCCGACCAAAACGCCACTCCTGAACCTGCCAGGCCAGCGTCCCCGCGATGCCGGCCACCACGGCCAGCAACACGACGACAGCCATTGCCCGGGAAGACAGAGGCATCAGGCCGAAGGCTGGCATAACACCTCCCGCGCCCGCGCCCAGAGCTGCAGACGATCCTCCAGCCCGTTCAGGCCGCCGTTGATACGACGGGTGATGCTGTTGAACTGGTCGCGGTCGGCCAGTTCGTTAAGACCGTTCTGCTGCCAGAACCAGGCGGCCGACTCGGCGGCCCACTGCGGCTGTTCCAACAATTCGGGCAACGCCAGCAAACGCTCGTCACCGAACAATCCGAGGCTGCATTGCCGGTAATTGTCGCGACCGGTGACCTGGATCAGACCGCGGCCACGGTATTTCTGGCCGTCGCCATCGGCCTCCGGGGTATTGCCCAGACGGGCCGCCAGGCTGCCGGTGTCGTATTTGCTCAGGTACTGGTCATTGCCCAGCTCCCGCACATAACGCAACTGCCCCGACTCATGACCGACCTGCGCGAGGAAGGCGGCCATGCGTTTGGGCGTGTTGATATGGCGGTTCAGCATGGCGGTGTTAAGCGTAGAAACAAAAACGCCCGCTTGGGAGCGGGCGTTGGGCATGATGCGTTGAATCATTTCAAGGGTGACAGGCATTTCACTCTACCTCCTCTGCGTCGAGGACGTTCGGAACAAACAGGGTCATTTGTGCTCCTGGAGAACACTTTCAAGCCAGGCTGGCTCGACAGGTCGATATTCAACATCAGGAAAGTCGACAGCTGAAGGCCAGTCCCGCAACGCCTGCCTATAAGCCAGAAGCTCCTTGAACTGCTCGGTATTCAGCGTCGTCCCTTCGCCCATTTCCAGCTCTTCGTTGTCACGAATAACCAGCCACTGAGTCGACTCCAAAATCTTGTTACGCCAGGCCCTTTCAACCTCAGGAGTATTTTGGGATGCCGAGGAAATACGCTCGGGAAAACCTTTGCTATTCAGGGATAAAACAGTACCAGACAGTGCCTCAATTACCAGTGACTCATAGTCTTTATCACTGATCACGAAGGCGTCTACTGGAATATTTTTCCCGTGCAGTTCTGAGTTATAGAAACCGAAAGTTTCAGGAGAAAAGTAATACATATTCAATACCCTATGCCAATAACCCGGGCGGCGATAGTTTGCGACGGCCAATCGGGGCAACGTACATTAATCCCGGTAAGACTGCTTGCTCCCGGAGGATTGCAGACCGTTAGAAAGGTTCCAGAAGCTGTCCCTTCATGAGTGGCAACTGCAAGAAAACGCGCATTGGGAAATGCCAGAGGCCAAGGGTTGTACTCTCCGTAGCTATTATTGGCAGTCTGACTTGCACTCCCCGTGATCCATTGAATGATCAGGCCGCCCATCCATGAAGGAAAAACAATGTACCCGGAAGCCCCCATTCTTATCAGAAAGCCCAATCGAAGCTTTTTAGGAGTCACGACAGAAGTGTCACTTGCACCGGCATTGACTTCCGCCTGCGAAGCCACTTTGACAATACCTGCGATAGACTCCGATGCCTGGACCAACTTCTTGGCAATAGCCTGAAACACGCGTAATGGCGACATGGTTTTGGCAGTATTGATTCCGGCTTCCGCCTCTTCCTGAGTAGCCAGATTTTCACTTTGTTTCTTTGAAATCAAAGCAGAAATCGCCGCTTTCAGTTGCGAATTGTCAGACTCATTCGGCGTATCCCCTGCTGCTCGAATAACCTCCAGAACTTCCTGTGTAACAGCATTCCCCCAATCAGCCGGAATCAAAGACCCTGGCATACCCGTGAGGGGATTTTCATCGACAAACTTTCCGTTTACCAAACCGGCACTCGGTACACTCTTTGGGTAGTCCACTGTCTAGCCCTCATACAAATTAAACATAAAAAACTTCAGCATTCGGCAAAGCCCAATACAGAGTCGACAAACTCAAACGGACTCGGTCATCTGCACCGGCTTTCTCACCCTCTTTCTTTTCACCGTCGCTCCTGTAGTGCCGGAAGTCATTCGCAGCACGGGGCGATCTGTTACGGCAGGAAACTTTCGGGACTTTGGCCAGCTGCGCAAATCGCAGCGATAGGCTTGCAGGGCGTTGTAGTCGGCATCGGACAAGGTGGTGGCGGCTTGAGACTCCAGCTCATCACGATGTCTGGCGACCAGCGCATCGGTCTTGAGCAACTCCGAGTCACGCCAGGCGCGCTCAATTGAAATTAATTGTTCAGGCGAGGGACCGGCAGGGTCGACAAGAATGGGCGCACCGTTGTCATTGGCCACAATCCGCTTGCCCACGCCCTGCCCGGCAAAGAGTTCGGCATATTCAGCCTGGCTGATTTCCACTGCGCCTTCTGGCGGGGCCTCGTTCGCAGAGGCGACAACATCGAAACCGAGGGTTTTCGCAAAGAAATAAATCTTCATGGTTATCGCCCCCAAACCAGTACGCGACCAGATATGCCCGAGTTCACTCTGATGGTTCCACCAACCTCGACCCATCTGGCCCGGGCGACAGCTGTTGACGTGCTCGATGACGTTACGTCGAATGACCAGACGGTAACGTTGCCTCCCCAGCCTGGCGGATGACCTTCATCAGCGATGCCTCCCAATATGGCATTGGGAAACTTTATGGGCAGCGACAGAGACATGACCCCATTGGCATCGGTTCCACCCATCGCCCATTGCATGATCAGCCCGCTCGGGTACTTCTGATAACCCGCGGTCGAAAGCTGAGCCCCATACAACGCGGAGTACTTGAGGCTAGCCGTACCATAAACGGTCCAGACTCCCCACTCCCGAACCAGATTCGCACTTTCACCACTGCTCATCACGATGGAGTTCAGATAGTTCCCTTGTGGACTGATCTGCGCACCGCTCTTGCTAGCCACGGTCACTTGCGCGCTACTACGACAATGCAAGCTGATCGTCGCGCCATCTGGAACAGTCGAGACATCCGGCAGGGTGACGGTAAAGGCGGTAGTCCCACCCAGGCCGATGGAGCAACCGACATCGGCAATGGTCAGTTGCGTGCTTTCCGATATTCCTCGAGCGCTGGAGTAATTACCCAGCGCGCGCTGTACAAACTCTGGAGTAGCGACCGACCGACTCACGTCAAAACGAGGAGGTGTAGAAAAGAGTGTTGGACTGCGTAATGCACCCAGCAGTTGATCATTCGCCCCTTCGTCCGGCGTCATGCCCGCCGCCTGAACTACACCGAGAATTTCCTGGGTAACGCTATTCCCCCAACTTGCCGGAATAAGCGAGCCTGGCGTGCCGGCCAATGGCTCTTCATCAACAAACCTTCCATTCACCAGCCCTACACTGGGCACACTCTTTGGATAATCCAAGGTCTTGCTCCTGATAATAAATTCTCTTGGCCCACCTGCGGACCAGGGCCATACAGCGGCCAACTGCACGCCCAAAAAAACGCCCGCTTGAAGCGGGCGTTTTTATTGATGAGCGCGATGCAGATAAATACGCTGCTGATCTATTTGAAATAAACGCAGCACTCGATCAATCAGCTATCTGAAAAAAACTCACTGACCACTCTGGAATCGGCGGACGGGCGGTCATTTCGGGAAAGCTATCGGAGGCGGGCCAATCGCGCAGTGCCTGGCGATACTCGAGCAACTCCAGATACTGTTTCGCCGTCAGCGTCGTGCCCCGTCCCAGCTCCTGTTCATCACGATGGCGGGTTACCAGCCATTGGCTGTCCGTCAACACGGACTGGCGCCATTTGCGCGCCTGGTCCGGAGCATCCTCGTCAGTCGCCTTGCCCCGTACTTCGGAAGCAAACGCCACTGCTGCCGCCACGTCCACCACGGGGGAAAGCGGCGCAACCTGTTCGGCAAGGTGGATCGGCTTCCCCAGCTCAACCTCGACCCCCTCAGGGACAGCGACCATCGAACTGAGAAAATCCGCGGCAAACAGCTGGGAAATCATGAAGCTGCCGGTCTCGATCAGCTCGACGACAACGTCGTCTTCGACTCGTGCATAGAGGGCCATTATTCGTACTCCCAGATTTCACAAAAGGCATTGCCGCCGGCGCCACTCACATATGAAGCAGATGGATTGCTCGAGCAGCTGCCGCTGCCGCCGGAACCTCGTTGTCCCGCATTGCCATTACCATTCACCCCGTTGAAGGGGCCGCCGCCATCGAATGGACTGGCAGCCCCCCATCCGGAAAGCAGGCCCCAATTGGGATTACTCATCGCATAACCGCCCGTTGCACCACGCGCATTGGCCAGGTTGCCACCCGTTACGACTTGGCCCCCCATGCCGCCCTGGACAAATCCAGGGGTGTTCGACACGAAGGTCAGAATCTGCCCCCCTCCTCCCCCTGCGGCGCTCATGAAGCTGCCAAACGACGCTGCGCCTCCTGCGGCCCCCGTACTGGTTCGAGCGGCCCCACCGGCGCCCAATGTGACGGGTACACCCGCCAACATTTCCGGAGTCACTTCGTAAAGACCTTCCGCATAGGCACCAGCCCCTCCGCCACCGCCCAGGCTTTGATAAGTGGCCGCTACCGGCGGACAACCGGCACCTGAGCCTCCCGCACCGACCAGACGGACCCGAATCCGCCTGGCCTTGGGGTTGGGGCGATAGACCGTGACGCCAACGGTGTCGAACTGCTTCACCGCCAACAGACGCCCACCGGCATCAGTGATGCCATATCCACTCAAGGTGGTTGGGGTGTTCTTCAGTTTGGTGAAGTCGACCAGTGCGGCAATCGCCAGCGCCAACTGGTCGTTTTTCGCTTCGTCCGGCGCCAGGCCGGCAGCCTTGATGACATTGAGGATTTCTTGCGTCACCCCGTTGCCCCAGGCAGCGGGAATCAAGGAACCCGGCGTTCCGAGAAGGGGGTTCTCATCGACAAACCAGCCATTGACCAGCCCGACGCTGGGGATACTTTTTGGATAATCCATATCATTGCCCTGCGATCTCCCTTGCTCAGGGAGCTATGTGCGAAAAGCCGCCCACTTTGCAGTGAGCGCCATAGCATGTTTACGAAAGACAGGCTCGACAGAGACCTGATCAGTCGCCGGCAACCTTGCGAATCGCCTCGATCGCTGCCTCGCAGGCGTCTTTCGCAGCTTCCTGCTTGCCCTTGCTGGCCTGAGCCCGGATGCGCTCTTTTGCCTGCAAGCGCAGCGTGCGAAGTGCGAGCAGCTTGCTGTTGAGCTCGGCGGCCTTGGCGAGAATCTGGTCGGCCGCTTCCCTGGCGGTACGGCCTTTCACCACCCAGGCGCTTACCGCGAGAGGCACCGCCTTTTTCGGGTAGCCGGCCTCCTTGAACGCCTGGGCGTCGCTGGCGGCCTGGGCATACTCCGCGGCCTTGAGCGGATCGCCACTGATCATCTGCCGGGCGGTATCAGCCTCTGCATCCACTCGCTGGCACAGTTGTTCCGCCTCTTGCTCCGCGGCTGCCGCGGCCTGCTGGGAGTCCTGCGCCCACTGGCTGCCATCCCAGTAGTGAGCCGCGGAGGGTGGGGGAACATCGACCCGGGTCAGTTCGCCATCCAGCACATAGTGCAGAGCGTCTTTGCGCTTCCATTGTTCGGCAGTGACCGGTAGTACCTTCATGCCCGGTGCAGGCGCGGCATAGGCGAATTGATCGAGATCCTGCCAATCGATGACTGTTCCCGAGGTCACGCAATAAAGAATCTGTTTGCTCATGTTTTCACCACTCGATCAGCATGAAACCGGGCACGCCATTGCCGCCAGGCTGGGCAAGTCCGGTACCCGCGATGTAATAGCCTCCCGCGCCGCTGCCACCCGCGCCATAACCGTAAGCGGGCTTTCCTGCTCCCCCAGAGGTCGTGCCTGACCTGGGGATACCGCCACCAGCCCCGAATGGTCCGCTGGCCCCGGCCCCACCTACACCGGCAACGGTATTGGACGAGACATCCGTCGCATCTCCGCCCTCCGGAAAACCCGCCCCACCCTTAGCGCCAGGGACATAGCCAGAAAGATTGACGCCAGACCCTCCTCCACTCCCGCCAGACAGCGACAAAATCGCCCCCGCCGAGCCGACCAGCGTGTTACCACCACCGGTGGCGAGAACCGCCGCGCTGGCACCCACCCCGGCCGCCCCGATCACCACAGGAATGACCTGCCCCGGCGTCACGGAGACAGGAAAGCGGATAACCGGCTGCCCGGCACCGCCTCCACCGCCACCGGAAGACGTCGCACTCGTTCCTCCCGGGCAGGCGCCGCCACCGCCCCCACCCGCACACCCACTCAGCCAGATCTTCGTCACGCCCTCCGGCACGGTGAAGCTGCCATTGGCGGTGAAGCGCTGAATGCCGAGCCCCGCGCTCTTGCGGCTGATGCTGCGAATCGCGCTCAGTAACTGCGTCAGGTTCGCCTCGCTGGGCGTCAGGTCGGCCGCCGTGATCACGGCCAGCAGTTCCTGGGTCACCCCATTGCCCCAGTCCGCCGGAATCAGCGAACCCGGGGTGCCGGTCAGCGGGTTCTCATCGACGAACCTGCCGTTGACCAACCCGGCACTGGGCACACTCTTCGGATAATCCATCGGTCTATCCCCTAGTCATAATTGATATGCACCCGCGTATGAGCCGGTGCGCTGCGGTGGATCTGGCATTCCAGGGCCGAGCCCGGGTTCATGCCGAAACGCTCGCCCCAGTAACTCGCGCCAAAGCGCCGGCCCAGGAGCAGTCGTCCACCGGTGTTGAGCGTCCACATGAATTGCGCCTGCCAGGTGCCGAAATGCGCTTCACCAAACCGTGCGCGGCCCATGCGCGGGGCTTCGTGCTCGGTGATGGTGGCGTTCGGATAACCCTGGCTGCGGGCGATCTCGACGTAGTAGGCGAGCGCCTGGCTGCCGACGGCCAGCAGTCGCCGGCGCACCGCCAGGCGGCGGTCGTCGAACAGCGGGGTCGGGCCCAGGCAGGGGTCGGGCAGGTTCATCACCCGCTCCCAGTCCGGTACCAGTTCGCTGGCACCGGCCGGGTCCATTTCGTTGAGCAGGTCGGCGGCGCGGGCATCGAGACGGGCCAGTTCCTGGGACACGCCTTCGAGCACCTCCTCGAGTTCCGGCACCCGCTCCGGGTCCCAGGCCGGGCCGCTGGGCAGCAGGCTGCGCAGCTGGCTCTGGTATTGCGCGGCGGTTCTTACTCCAGCCATACACAACCTCCGAACGTCAGCAACTGGTTACTGGCGGCGGGAACATCCGCGGCCGGCGCGCTGAGCCGATGATCGTTCTCGCCGGCGGCACTGCTGATGGCCTCGCGGATATGGCTGATCAGCAAGGTGTCGCCCAGGCCGGCCTCGCGGTTGTGCAGATCGCGCAACTGGGCCTCGACCGCCGCGCGCACCGCGCTGGTGTCCGGCGACAAGCGCAGGCTGTAGGTCACGGGCGACTGCTGCGGCGCCAGCACATGCAACTCGGCCGTCACCGGACGCAAGGGTTCGATGTAAGCCTTTACCTCCGCCAGTTGCTCGGCATTCGGGATCGGTTGCGCATCGTCGTCGCGCATCACGAACAGCCCCACGGTGCCCGGCCCCAGGTAGCTGCCACGGCACCACGCCCGAGTAATCCCCGGGCACTCCAGCGCCCAGGTCTCATAGTCCTGGGCCGAACCGCCGTGGGGGATGATGCGGTAGGAGCGGATCACCCGGGCGCGCAGCGATTCCAGGCTTTCCGCGGCGACGCCGCCGCTCAGGCCGGGGGCGAGCACGGTGAAGGTATTGCCGATGCCCTGGATCGGTTGCACCGGGATCAGGTTCAGGCCGGCCTCGGCATTGCCCAGGGTGCCGGCGTCGAGGGCCTGGACGGTGGTGCTGTTGCTGCCGGCGCTGGTGGTGCGGGCGGCGGTGACTTTGTAGGTGCGGCCGTCACTGGCCTGCAGCAAGGTATCGACGTCCAGCACCGCGCCTGCCGCCGCCGTGAAGCTCACCGAACCGCTGGCCGCCTGGGCGGCCTTGCGCGGCTGGTTGAGGCGCAGCGCGGCGATGCGTTCCAGGGTCGACTCGTCGGCCTTGTCCGGCAGGATCTGATCGGCGATCCAGTCCAGGTAGCCGTAGAGGCCATAGGCGGCGCCACCGAGGGTACGGGCCAGCACTTGCGCATCGGACTGGCGCAGCGCATCGCTGGCCAGGTCGCTTTGGGTGCGCTTGATCAGCACCGGCAGCGAAGGGGTATCAAAGGGCATAGGTCACCTGCCAACTGTTATCGGGGTTGATGTCCAGGCGTTCACCGTTGGCCAGGACCAGCGTCGTGCGCAGGTTCAGGCGCTGGTCGTCGAGACGTTCGCTGATGATCTCGACCGCGCTGCAATGGCCATCGTCGATCAGCCATTGCAGGGCTTCGCGGGCATAGAACTCGGCGTCGAGCTGGGTCTGGCGGGTCAGCTTGACCCGCCGCAGCAGCCACAGCCGCGAGCCGATGCGATCATCGGCCACGGTAGGAAAGCTGTCGCCCCACCAGCCGAAACGCTCCTCGTCGTCCAGCGGGTCGTCGTCCGCCGCGCGGCGCCAGGTGAACAGGCTGATCAGCACGGCACGGGTCAGTGCGCGGTGCAGGTCTTGGCTGATAAACATCATTGGCCTCCCGCCGGCGCGCCGGTCTGCCCGCTACCCGACTGCACGCCGCCATGCACGTGCTGGATCTGGCTGATGCCGCCAGCGACCTGGTCGCCCTGGGAGACGATCTTGCCGGTCTGGGTCAGGGTCGGGGTGTCGATGTGCACCGCGCTGCTGGCGCGGATATTGAGGGTGGCGGTCTCGATGTCGATGATCCGCCCACGCTTGAAATGAATCTTGTCGCCTTCGTCGGTGTAGATCGCCACTTCGCCGGGGGCCAGGGCCTTGAGGCGAAAACGGCGGTCGGCGACCACCAGCACGATGGCATGGGAGCGGTCACCGCCGAGAAAAGTGGCGATGCCTTCGGCGCCGGCCAGCGGGTTGCTGGTGAAGCCGTAGGGTTCGAAGTGCTCCATGTCGTCGTTCACTTCGCCGGCGGTCAGGCGCATTTGCAGCGATTGCAGTTTGTTGGCCGAGTTGGCGAGCACGACGGTGCCGCGCGCCAACAGGCGTGTCAGTAGGCTCATGGTTTTTTCCTTGCCCCTGTGCAGGAGCGAGCTTGCTCGCGATAGCGGCCTTACAGGCACACCGTGTCGCCCCCATCGCGAGCAAGCTCGCTCCTACACTACCGGGGGGTTTTAGGCTTTCGGCGGCACCGGACTGGCCTCGAAGGTATGGGGCGGCGCCACCTGCAGGGTGGTGATCGAGCCCTGCTCGGAGAGCGAGTAGGTGACCTTGGAAATCAGCAGGTCCTGGTCGAAACCCAGCACCGGGTCGATCACCCGCACCAGGGTGTTGTGGCGCCACAGCTCGCCGTTGCTCTGGCGCCAGCCCTGCACCTTGTAGGTGCTGGTCAGGGCCTTGCCGGTGCGAATGGCGCTTTCCCAGTCGGCCCGTTGTTGGGCCAGCTCCTGGGTCAACTGGGCCGGTTCGTTGATCACCGTGACCCGCTTGCGCTTGGCCGTGGCGTCGCTGGCCACGCCCGACACTTCGCTGACCGCGGCGCCGCTTTTCTGGTCGTTGCCCTTGTGCTGGCCGATCACCCGGTACTCGGAAAACACCTGGCTGAAGTCCATCGGCGCGCTGGCCGAGAGGATGTTCTTGCCCAACTCCAGCACATCCACCGCACGCCCGCCGCTGCCCGGCCGGGCCAACAGCACCCGGCCTTCGGCGTCGTCGGTGGAGAACACCCGGAACAAGGTCAGCAGGCGGTCGATGGACTGGAACACGGTTTCCCCGGGCACGATGCTGTGGCTGCTCAACCGCGTGGTTTCCGCGATCTCGCTGACCACCCCGACGCCGTAGGACGCGGCCAGGGCCTGGACGATTTTCAGCAGGCTCTGCTCGCGCCATTGGCCGGGCTGGTTGATCGCCGCGCAATCCACCAGGTCCTGGGTCAGGGAACTGCCCTCGATGCTCAGGCCGATCTGCCGACCGTCATAGCTGATCGGCGCCTTGAACACATGGCCGCTGAGCAACAGGTCGGCGCCGATGCGCACCTGGCACTTGGCGCCGGGACGGATGCGCTGGTCCAGGGTCTGCCCCGGCCATTGCCAGGTCACGTCGAGCTTGAAGGTGCGAAACTGCCGCTCCAGGTCGGCGCTGATTTCCACGCTTTTCCAGCCGCCGTAATCCTGGCCGTCCACCGTCAACAGCACCCGGTTATCGAAGTTGCCCATGCCTCACTCCCCCGCCACTTTGACGTTGGTCGGCGGCAGGAAGCCGGGATGGGCCACGCCGTTGCGCTGCTGCACTTCGGCCGCCCGGGTGGCATCGCCAAACAGCCGATAGGCGAGCACCACCGTCGGCAGGCTCTGCATCGGATTCTTGACCACCAGCCGCACGCCGGACGAAGCCACCGCGGTGAGGTGGCCGTAGACCAGCTGGCGCAGGCCGTTGAGCACCTCGTAATGCAGGGCGTCGGCTTTTTCCGCGGCCTGCCAGATCGCCTCGTTGATCGCGTTGCGCAGCGCCAGCACCTCGTCGGCCACCGGCACTTCCGCGCGGGTTACCGGCTGGATCGCCTGCTTGGCCAACGACGGCGTGCCGCTCAGCTTGACCGCCGGGGTCGCCACCGGCAGCGAGGCCACGGCCTGGGCGATCCGCACCAACACGGCGTCCTGCACCAGGTCGGCCATGGCTTGCGCCGCGGCGGTGGTGTCCTTGCCGGTGGTGAGTTTCGGCGTGTCGATCTTCTTCACCGCCTCGACCTGCTGCGAGACGTTGGCCAGCACGCCGCGGTAACCGTTGCGCGCATAGTCCTTGAGGTCCTTGATGTCCCCCAGCAAGCCCTTGAACTCGGCGCTCACTTCCTTGGGCAGGTCCTTGATCGCCCGCACCAGCAGGTTGAGATCGCGGTAGGTGTCGATCAGCGGCTTGAGCTCCTGCTCGATGGTCTGGTAGACCTCCTTGAGGCTGTTGCGCAGGTCGGCGATGCCGATGCGCGCGGCCTTGACCAGGGTCATGGCCTCCTCGAAGCGGCGCACCGCCGAGCCGATAAGGCTGTCGGCCGATACCAGCAACAGCTGGCGGGTGTTGACCGTGGCGCTGGGGAACTGCAACGGCTGGTCGGGGTAGAACTTCAGGGTGAAGGTCACCAGGCCGCCGTCCTGGCGGCTCTGGGTCATCTCGCATTCGCCGACCTTGACCTGCAGGCGCCCCAGCCACGGGTGCACCAGTTCACCGCTGCCCTGCTCCAGCGCCTGGAGCAGCTTGTCGCGCTGCTCCAGGCAATCGGCGCCGACGATGAACGCCGTCAGGTCGTGGGTCCGCGCCTGCCGCCCCAGGCTCTCGTAGAACGGCAGGTCACGCTGCGGGTACTCGTGCAATTGGCCCTTGTGGCCGACCGGGGTTTTCGCCTGGTCGACCCAGAACCCGACGCCACGAAACGACGCCGGCAACAAACGATCACGCCAGCTCATTGGAACCTCCTAGCGAAAGTGAGCGGTAGCCGACACGCGACGACAGCGCCACGCCGGGTTGGTTGATTTGCGGCGCGCTGGTACGCAGGCCCGCCGGGGCGTTTTCGAAGCTCACCGTCAGCCCGCCCTGCAATTGCGTGCGGTTGTTGGCCGCGCTCTGCTGCAACAGCGAGGTGGAGCTTTGCGGCAGGCCGGCGGAAAGCACCGAAGAACCCGGCGCCGGCTGGCCACCACCGAAGAACGCCGGCGCCAGCGCGCCTTTGCCTTCGGCATTGGTTTGCCGCTGCGCCTCGGTGAGGTTTTCCACCTTGCCGGTGACGCGGGCGACAAAACCGGCGAAACCACCGTCGAACAGTTCCCTGATCGGTGCGATCACCGCCTGCAGCCGTTGCCACAGGCCGCTGAACCATTCGGTGATCGGCTCCCAGTTCTTGATGATCTGCCCCAGGGGCGACCACTCGAACATACCGCGCATAAACTCGATGGCCGGCGCCGCCAGGGCTTTCAACACCTCCCAGAGGGCCGCGAACACATCGCTGATGGGCTGCCAGTTGGCAATGATCTGCCCCACGGGCGACCACTCGAACAGGGTGACAAAAAAGTCCTTGATGACCTGCGCCGCGCTTTTCAGGGTTGCCCAGATGGCGTCGAAGTAGGTGCCGATCGTGCCCCAGTTATTGATCACCATCCCCAGTGGCGAGGTATCGAACAACATGACGAAGAAGTCCTTCACCTGTTGCGCCGGACCTTGCAGACCGGCCCAGAGCGAAGCGAAGTAAGCGCTGATCGCGCCCCAGTTGTTGATCACCATCCCCAGCGGTGTCCAGGCGAACAGGCCTTTGAGGAAGTCCATCGCCGGAACAGACAGCGCCTTGAGCAACTCCCACAACGCGGAAAACAGGCCGCTCAGGGGCGTCCAGTTTTCAATCACCAGCCCCAGCGGCGTCCAGGAAAACACCTGCTTGAAGAAGTCGACCACGGACGCGGCCATCGTCTTGAGCTGTTCCCAGAGGCCGGCAAAAAAGCCGGTGATCGATCCCCAATTGGCGATCACCATTCCCAGCGGGGTCCAGCCGAAGACGGTCTTCAACCCCACCATCAGTTGCGCGGCGGCGTCCTTGATGCTTGCCCAGAGGGTGACAAAAAACGCCGACAGCGGCTCCCAGTTGGCCACGATCAGGCCCGCCGCCACCGCGATTCCCAGGGCGATCAGGCCGATGGGCGAGGCCAGCAGGCCGCTGCTGAACAGGGTCACGGCGGACGAGGCCAGGGTCATGGCGCCGCGGATCGCGGTGAAGGCCAAGGCGCCGGCGGCAAGGCCCTGGACCAGCTGCGGGTTGCTTTCAATGACCTTGGCCACAAAGCCCAGCAGCGGTTGCACGGCGGTCACTACCGAGTTGACCGCCGGCAGCAGCGCACTGCCGAACTTTTGCGAAATATCGTCGACGCTGTCGCTGAACGCCTTCAGGTTAGTGCCCGTCTCGCCCAGCACATCCTTGGGCGGTTCGATGCCCTGCGCCACCAGCTTGGCCCGCGCCGCCTGGTTCTCGAATTCGATGGCGGAGTTGACCCCCGCCACGAAAGGCGCGGCCAGGCCACCGCCCTTGATCAGGCCGGAAAAATCCAGCCCGCCCAGGCCGCTGTCTTCGATGCTTTTCTTGAAGCGGCTGACTTTCGAACGCACCTCTCCCAGCTCGGCGTCCAGTTTCTGCATGCCTTGCATGACCACCAGCATGTTCACCGTGGTCTGCACGTTGGTCACGCTCAGGCGCTGTTTGATGCTCGTCTGATTCAAGCTTTGATTGATGTTCACCATCACTGCACCTGCTGCATCGCATTGATCCGTTGCGCGTGCTCCAGGGACTCCCGGAGCACATCCAGTGGCCTGGCCATCATCTGTTCGGGGTCAACCTTCCAGAACCAGGCCAGGTCATAGGCAACCGCGATCAGGTCGCTGATGGCTCCGATGCCGCACTCATGAAAAAACTCGCGACCGCCCAGCTCAGGGCGTTGAGATCAGCCAGGTCGAGCTGGTTGACCGAGGACGGAGGGATGCCGGCACAGACCGCGATGTACTTGGCCGCGACGTCCATGTCGAGGCTGACTTCTTCGCTCTTGTCGATCTTGTACGGCAGCGCCTTGATCGCCCGCACCTCCTGCACCGTCGGGCGGCGCAGGGTCAGTTCGGTCAGCGGTTCGCCGTGGGCTTCGATGGCCACACGCAGCTTTACGCTATCGCTCATTGCCAGGTCCCCTTGATGCCTTCGAACTTCAGTTCGATGCTCGCGTCGTCACCCTTGGAAACCGGCTCTTCCACCAGGTAGGCGCCGGCCAGGACGTAGACCTTGCCGTTGCTGAATTCGCAGGTGACGGTCATGTCGGAACCGGCCACCAGCTGCTTGAGCGGGAAGTCCGGGGTGTGCAGCGCCGTGACCTTGAAGGACGGGGCAATGTCGGTTTCCTTGTAGAAACCCGGCACGATGGTTTCCCGTTTCACGGACATCAGCGGCGCTTCGCAGCCGCCGTTGATGGTCAGTTGAGCGCCGTCCACTTTGACGTAGCAGGTGCCCGCAATCAGTTGACCCATGGTGTTTCTCCCAAAAAATGAGCCCGCACCAGGCGGGCTGGAAAAGCGCAGTGAAAGAGGCTCGGCTTAGGCCGCCGCGTCGTACTGCAGACGGAATTGGTTGAGCAGCGCGAACACACGCAGGCCGTTGATGTAGTCCGGCGGGAACAGCACGTTGACCCGGCTCGGGTCCTGGCTGTCGCGCTCGACGATCAGGTGCTCGGCGAACAGCTCGGCGTTCTCCACATGGCCTTCCAGTTCGAGCTTGGCGTACTGGGCGATCAGCTCGCCGCGAATGGTGCTCGGGGTCACGATCGGCTGGCCGGCGCCGAAGCGGGTACCGTCGGCGGCCAGTTTGTGGCGCCCGTACTTGCTGGTGATCACGCTTTGCAGGCGGCGCACGATAAAGGCCGACTGGTGCATGGTTTCGCTGTCCAGATAGGAGTTGTCGGCCTGGCCGTAGGCGTTCTTCTGGTAGGTGGTGATCGAACGCTGGATGCGCACATAGCCGCCTTCGTAGTAGGCGGTGGCGATGCCGTAGCTGAGCAGCGACTGACGCTCGGTCAGGGTGAAACGCTCGCTGGCCGGCGCCGGATCGACACCCGGCAGGCTGCCGCTCTGGGTCGGACGGCTGGCATCGGAGGAGATGAACACCGAAGTGCGCGCGGCCAGTGCCGCGGCCTGCACCCAGAACGGCTGCGGTACGCCCGGCTCCAGGGCCTGGATGGTGATGTGCTGGTCATTGCGTGCTTGCCCTGCCGCCACCAGGGTGCCGACGGTGCCGCGCTTGGCGCTGTAGACGTGACCGAACAGTTGCTTGGCCCAGGACCAGCGACCGGTGCTGTCATCCATGACGGCTTGCCAGGCGTTGAGGGTCGCGGTGTCGGTCCACGGCATGCAGATGAACTCGAAAGGTTCATCGCCCAGGGCCGCCAGTGCGGCAACCTGATCCGGCACGCCGGCGCCGCCGGCCATTTTGCCGACCGTCACGCTCAAGCCAGCCGGGGTTTCTTCGCCATTGCTCTTGCCCAGGCGGTTGAGCTGCAGGCTGATGTCGTTCGCGCTGTCGCCGGTCCATTTGGCGGTCAGGGTCAGGGTGCCTTCGACCGCCTCGGCGCTCACTGGCAGGTCGGCTGCGGCATTGATTTTCAGCGCCAGCGCGCTGGCGGCCTGAGCCGCGGTGGCGGCGTTGACGATGGCGGCCTGAACCCGCACACCACCGACATACAGGTTGAGCACGCCGCTGGCGCTGGCGGTGCCAGTGAACTTCAGCTCGGCCTTGGCCACGCTGCCTTCGACGTTGTGCAGCGGCAGGCACCAGATTTCACCAATCGGATCGGTCTTGCGCCAGGTCTCGTACATGGAGGCGAGCATCGAGCCCTGACCGCCGATACTCTTGGCCAGCGCGACGCTGGACACCAGCACCAGCTTGCCGGTTTCGGCCGGCGCGACATTGTCGTTGACCTGGGCCACGATCAGTCGGCGCATGGCCGAAGACGCGCTATTGGCCGCCGAATTGTCCATCTCGGCGTAGAACAGCGGCACACGAATGTCCGCCGGAATATTGCTGAATCCGATCGCCATTATTTGGTTCCTTGTGGTTTGGCCGCCTTCGCGGCCTTGAGGGTGATATCGCCATCGGCCAGACGCCGGCGCCACCAGGCGTTGTCGTCGACTTCACGGCCTTCCAGCGGCAGCAGGTCGCCGGCTTCGGGGTCCGGCACGGCGCGGCCCGCGGCCGGCAGCACAGTGATGCGTTTGCTCATTGCGTTACGTCTCCAGAGAAAGTCAGTTCCAGGCGCCCGTCGGGCCCCGGGTGTTGCAGGTTGGGGTCCGCCGGATCGATGGCATCGACCCGCACCGTGACCCCGGTAAAGGACGGCAGGCCGTCCAGTTCACGCTCGCGCCAGGTTTCCGCCGGCTGGCTGGCCAGGTTGCGTCCCAGCTGGAACTCGGCGAAAAAGCGCAGCTGATAGAACAACCGCGTGGCGCTGAGCGAAACCAGCTCGCCGCCGTCGTATTCGATCGGGTTGTAGTCCGCGCCCGGCTTGAACCCCACCAGCGCCCGCCACAACTCGGCCCGCAGGCTTTCGAGTTGCTCCAGGGCCTGCCGGCCGTCGCTGGCGTCCAGCACCAGGGTGATCACCAAGCGGTCGCGGATGGCCTGGCGGGTAACGTTCTGCCCGGTGCTCGGGCTGGCCAGATCGGCGATCGGCGTCACATGGGCACTGGGGGTGGGCAACGCGGTATTGCTTTGCAGCAGCGCGAGATCGACGCCGACGGCCACCTGATTGGCCAGGCCGGGGCAGTGATCGCGCAGTTGCGTGAGGATCGGAGTGATCTTCATCAAGAAGCTCCAGAATCGAATGAGATAAGAAAACCTGGGGGCTACCCGGCAGCCCTTGGCGGATGCGCAAAGGGCGAACGCTCCCCTCCCCCACATAGGCTTGAGCTTTATCAGGGGCTGACAGAGGAGAAGGTTGCGGACGGCCAGAGAGATCAGGCCGCCGTTGAGCCGGGCAAACTCAGTCCGGCTGGGGCTCCAGGCATTTGGCCGAGAGGGTGCAGCGATAGCCCTGGGTGCGGGAGCCGCTGGAGGTCACCTTCTTGATCGACCAGCGTCCCCGCATGAAGCCGGGCCAAGTGTCGTCGAGCAGGACCAGCCCCTCGGCCGACAACGCCGGGTTCCCAGGACATTCGATCTGGATATTGCGCGCTTCACGCTCCTGTCTGCGCATCTCGCTGACGGCCGCGGCCAGGGCTTCCTGCTCGCTGGCCCGACGCTGGCCCAACTTGTTGAAGGGCGCGCTACCGACCTGTACTACCCGCTCCTTGGCGGCGGCGCTGTCCCACCAGGTGCTTTGGCAACCCTGGAATTTCGAGCGGCTTTCCTCATCGACCTTGGCCGAGATGAAGGCTGAATCCCCCGGGCGGTTATCCCGGGTCACCGACAAGCGCACATCCGGCAGCGTTTGCCCCGACAGGGACTTGACCTGACCGCTGCGAGCCAGCACATACAGGCCGTTCACCGGTTTGGTCACCGCGCCGTACTCCCTGGCCAGGCGCGTCAGAAAACTCATGTCGGTTTCGTTGGACTGATCGACATGAGCGATCTGTACCCCATCGAGCTCCGGCGCCACCCGCGGTGAAAACCCGTGGCGGGTAACCAGTTGACGAAACAGTGCGCCGAGGGTGATCGGACCGTAGCTGGCGGATCGGCGACGCCTGAAACCCGTCTCGTCGCTCTCCTTGAACGGTGCGGCCGTGGCCACCAGCACCAGGCGCATGGGGTACAGGAAGGGTGTGCGCCGGGCAATGATGAACTGCCCCTTGTCCACCATTCCCGACTCCAGGTAACCGACCCGCAAGCCGATGCGGCCGCCCAGGCTGGGCAACCCGTCGAGCCCTTCGGTATCGAGGGTCAGGGTCAGTTGATCGGATTCGATTCCGGCCGCGTCGATGTGCTGCCATTGCACCAGACGCTCATTGAGCAGCGCCGCGTTGGCGCCGTAGATCTCTACCGACGGCGTAAATCCAAGTGCCATGTCGCCTCCTTAATCCCAGGCCGATACCGGCGTAGCGAGTACCGGCCGGGTTTCCAGCTCGGGTAGTTTCACCCAGAGCCCCGCTGGCAGCACCGGCCCATGCTCGGCCAGCCCTGGGTTGAGACGCCAGAGTGCTTCCTCGGCGGCATCATCGCTGCGTCCGAACTCACGGTAGAGCAACAGGTTCACCGAATCGCCGGCAATGCTTCTGACCTTACGCATTGATGAACTCCGTCAGTTCTATGACCCAGTCGTTGACCATCGCCGTGCCGTCATCGATCACGTAGCTTTGGCTCTCGGACACACTGTCGATTCGCCACAGGCCCCAGTTGCGGCCGATGCCATCGACCAGCGGCAGCGGCACCCGCAACGCCTGCAAGGCACGCAATTCATCGAGCCGCGTCATGGCGATCGCACGCATGGACTTGCCACTGATTGTCAGCCCTTGCAGGCCCTGACCGGTCTGGCTGGATTTAGGCTTGCTGGTGAGAATCTCCAGGCTCACCCAACCACCACCCGACTTGCGCACCAGGGAGCTGTAAGCGAACCCTCGCGACTGGCCGAAAATAAAACTGCCCAGCACCATTTGCTGTCGCATCAAACACCTCCATCGCTCAGGGCGGCACCGCGTCTTACCGCGAGTGGATCGGTCATCATCAAGGGTATGAACTGCGCCCTGAGCTGTTGCAGCACGAGGTCGGCAATATGCTGAGAGCTGGCTTGATCGGGCCCGCTGATCTGAATGACCGGAGCGAAGGTGATCGGCGGGTTGACTGCCTGACCGGCACCCGCCGGGTTCGCCGGCTGGCCGCCCACCAGGTCGTTCTTGACCTGCTCCGGCGAGCTGAGGCGATCGACCAGGGCACCGAGCTTGTCGCCCAGGCTGGCGCCGTAGTCACCGCCATAATAGCCGCCGAACAGTCCACCGACGGCCGCACCGAGAGCCGTTCCGATGATGGGCACGACACTGCCGATCGCCCCGCCGAGGGCAGCCCCTGCGGAAGCCCCCGCCCAGCCGCCACCGGCGGTTCCCAGGCCAGAAGCGAGCATCTGGGTATCGCCGGTCACCAGGCCTTCGGCGACATCCACCGCGGCGCCGAGGTACTTCGCCGGCCCTGGAGCCCTGCGGCTCAGGGAACGAACCGAGGCCTGCGACCCGGACAGACCGAAAGCCAAGGACGAACCTGCACCTGGAACAGCCGCCGTGGCTTTCAGCCCTTTCTGAGCAGACTTTTTGGCGGCCCTCTTTACGGCCTTGCCTTTGGAACCTTGTTCCTGTGGAACATCTATGCTCGGACCGCTCGGGGTACTCGGAGCACTAGGACCACTCGAAGGACCTGGAGCGCCGGGCCGGCGAGCACTTGCGCCATCAAGGATGCGTTTGGCGCCGCGGTTGAACACCTCGTCTACCACTGCCTTGCCCTGCTTGCTGACCAACAACCTCAGCGCCGCGCCGAGCAGCACGAGGCCGGCCGTAACCTTGGGAAAGGTTTCGGCCAGTTCGCTGAGGCCATCCACCAACTCGCCAAGAGGAGTAAGCGTACTGTCGACTACCGGTGCCAACGCGTTGCCCGCGGCAGTGGAAAGCCGTTCGGTGCGTGCCTCGAAGGTGTCCCAGGTGGTTTTCTGGGTCTTTGACTGCGCCAGCGCCGACTCCCGTGCCGAGCCGTGGTAATTCGACTCCGAGGGGACGTCTGGATCCGAGCCGGCTACCCGGGAGAAGGTCTGCTTAACGTCATCGAGATTCTGCGCCAGACGCAGCACCGCCTGATCGCCCTCGGCAAACAATGCAGTGGCCAGCGACGAACGCTTCTCGGTGGGCTGCCTGTTCAGAGCCTGCAGCACCGATGCCACAGTTCCCCCGGCATCCTCGCGCAAGCCCCCGGCCACTTTCGCCGGGTCCAGTCCCAGCGCCTTCCAGGCCGCTTGCTGAGTCGCCGTTGCCTGATCGCCCTTACCCAGGGTCGTGACGATATTCTTGAGCACACCGCCGGCATCGGCCTTGGACGTATCGCTGTTGAGCAATGCCGCCGTGAGGGCCGCGGCCTGCACCGGCGCCAGGCCAACCGAGGTCGCCGCACTACCATGACGCTGGAGGATGGCTCCGATATCAGCCGCCTCGGCGTCACCGGGGGCTTTACCCAGGTGATTGGTCGCATCCGCCAGATCCATGGCCTGGTCGGCGTTGAGCTTCATCGATGTGCGCCAGCCGGCCATCATCTCCCCGGCATCCGTGCCCGACATCTTGAATGCCGTCGCGGTGATTGCGGCAGCATCGGCAAAGGCCAGCAACGCCTTTTGCCTGGCTTCGCCCGAGCCTTGATCGCTGCCGATCCCCGCCTTGGCGGCCGTGTATTCGATCCTTACCAGATCGACCGCCTTGGTTCCCCCGGCGGCAATCTGTGGAAGCGCAGCCATTCGCTGGTTTTCCACGGCCATTGTTTCGCGATCGCGCCCCTGGAAATCGACCAGGCGCCCCAGGTCGGCCATCGCCGAGTCCATGCTGATCGCAGGCTTGAGCAGGTCCGGCGGCTCGATGCCGCCGCCGGCCTTGCCGGTACTTTTTTGCTCGCCCTTGGCGCCGGTAGCCTGGCTAACCGTAACCGCCTGCCGCAGACGTTGCGACGACAGGGTCAGGTTCAGGGCGTCGAGGCTAGTCACCAGCAACCCGATATCGGCGCTGAGGGTATCCAGTGCCCGGTCAAGACCGGGTAGCCGATCCTTGGGCTGGGCTGCCAATCCACCCGACGGCGCGATGCTCGCGACGGGCGTGTTCAGGTCGACCGACCTGATGTCACCGAACGTCAACCAGCCTTCCTTGACGGCGGTGTACTTGAGCGAAAACTTATCGTCCGCCATCCCGCTCTACTCCTGTTTCACGCCAAGGCGAGTGATCGCGATGTCGTAGCGGCGCAATGCCTTGCCGGCGTCCCACTCCAGGATTTCCGCTTCACTCACCGAGTAAATGAGCGGCACCACATCGAGTATCACTTCGATGTCGCGCTCCGAAAGAAGGCCGCCGGTTTGTTTAAAAAATCGTCGATGCGTACCTGCAGCTGGGTCCAGTCGGGCACCGTCAGCTGGGCAAGATCGGGAATCATCAGGCCGGTGCAGTGGGCGGTGATGAACTCGGCGCGTTCCTTGGCCGTCTTGAGTTTTTTCATCGCTTTGGTCGCCCGCAGCGCCGGCATTTCCAGGGTCAGCGAGGTCACGTCCTGGCCTGCCACGGCCAGCGGCAACAGCAGTTGCACCTGATCCGGGTTGTCCTCGTTGATCTCGCCCTCGGCCTGTTTGAGGAAGTGGGCGGTCGGACGGGTCGACATCTCGTGAACGTACTGCGCAATGCTCACGTAATCCGGTCGCTTGAGCTGATCCAGCTCTTTCACCGACAGGCCGGTGGCCAGCTTGGCCAGCTCGAAGAACTGATCGTCCTCATCGTCGCCGGCGCGGGCCAGCGCTTCTTTCTGCGCGGCGTAGAACAATGGCTTGAGCTGAATCTGCGCGATCTGCGACTCGTCGTCGGCGGTGATCGGGCACAGCAGGACATGGATCGGAGGCGTCCAGGACATGAATGAATTCCTATGTAAAAGGTAGGAGCGAGCGGACTCGCGACAGGAGATGAACAGCGCTTGCGATGCGGGCTGTCAGGCCGTCATCGCGAGCCGGCTCGCGCCTACAGAGGGGAAGTGTCTCGGGTTACGGCATCAAAACAGCGCGGCGCGCATCACCGAGGATGTCGACGCCGTTGAGCATGAACTTCTGGGTACGCACGTCGATGTCGATCACCGGCACGCCGTTTTCCAGGCGGTTGTAGGTACGGCAACTGAGTTCCAGATTGGTCTTGGGCTTTTCACCCATTTTCAGTTGCGTCTCTTCCAGGGACTTCAACTTGCCGCCGACCGTGTGGTAGGTGAAGTAAGTATTGCCGTCCTGGTCCTGGCCAGCTTCACGCACATTCAACAGAATGTCGTCGCCCACGCTCACGCCGAGGGCGAGCATGATTTCCGGGCCTACGCCCTGGAGGGTCAGCTTGGCGTTGAGCACCTTGCCGCCCTTGGCCATTTCTTCGCCGATGAAGCGCCCGCCGCGCATCTCTTCCATGTCGAACTCGATCTTCGGCGGGGTGAACTCTTCCACGGTCGCCGACAACGGCAGGCCTTGCAGGGTGGCCGCGATGGCCTGTCTTACGCGGTTGGTAAACATTAGAGAACATCCTCCAGGAACTGCTCGATGATTTCATCGCGGGCGTTGAGCTGATACACCATGTGCTCGTTCGGCGCGTAGCGGCCGTAGTCGATGACCACGTACCAGGTACCGTTCTTGTATTTCTCGACGCTGTTCAGCTCGGGGTGCAGGTACACGCTGCCGCCCGGGATGGTTTCGTCGGCGACCAGGGTCTGCAGCCAGTCGTTGATGCGCTTGACCTCCTGGTCCATGAAGGACTTGGTCAGGTTCTTGGCCATGGCTTTCTGCCCGGCCTTGACCAGCTTGCGGCTGATGGCGTCTTCCAGGCCGACATAGCTGATGAACTTGCCGGTGATGGAGCGGTTACCCAGCAGCGAGAAGCCGCCGAGCACGGTGCGGGCGTAGTAGCTGACGCCGTAGCGGTTGAGCAGGTCGCCCTCGGTCGAGGTGTCGAGGATGTTGTATTCCACGGTGCGCGAGACGTCTTCGGCGAAGGTCACCTGGTTGCCCGGGCTCTCCCACTGCTTGACCTTGGCCAGCGCGGCGATGGCCAGGCTCGACGGCGCCAGGAACACGTTCTTCTTCGCCGCCTTGGAGTACACGGCCGGCATGTTGTGCACCACCAGGCAACGGTCGAAACCCAGGTCCGCGCCGCCCAGTTCCTTGCTGTAGGTCACCTGGTCGGCGACCGAGGCGTCCTTGCCGTCGAGCACCACACGGGCCTTGATGCGCTTGCCGAAGGCAGCGAACTCACCGGCCACCGCCTTGGTACCAGTAAAGCCCGGCGCGCCGATGATGGTCAGGTCTTCCGGGACACTGCCCAGGGCAGCCAGGCCGAGCTTGCGGCCGGTGGTGGCATCGACGCCGCCGATCACGTTGTTGACGGTGTCGGCCGGGGTCGCGCCCTCTTCGACGATCACCACATAGACCGGGACCTTGACCACTTTGAGGATCTGGTACACCGCCTGGAACAGGGTGCCCGACTCAGCGCCGGTCGGATCCAGCAGGGCCTGGGTGGTGAAGCTGTTGATGCGAAACGGCGCATTGCGCGGAATCAGCGGGTCGGCCTTCGGCGCGGTGCCGACCAGACCGATGACGTTGTCACCCAGGCCACCCATGGCCTCGGGGGATTCGGTGGCATTGACGGTAATGCCGTTGTGCTCGAAGTTCAGAACCTCAGCCATGGTTATTCAGCCTTCTTGGCAGCGGCCTTTTTGGCCGCGATGGATGGAGTGGCCGGTTCGGCCGGTTGGCGCGCCGCGAGGACGCTGGTCAGCTCCAGGCGACCGGCGGCACGCAAGGCGCTGGCCTCGACATCGAGCAGGTCGAGCTGTTGGTCGACCTTCGACCAGTGACCGCCGCCGGTGGGGAATGGCACCAGGACGGTGTAGGTTTGGCGGTTAGCCATTTCAGTCTCTCCAGATACGAAAAAGCCCCAGGTGAGTGGGGCTGTTGGGTGTTGTGTATTGCTTTGCGGACAAGAAAACGCCCCGTCGGTGCGGGGCGTTTATTGGAGTTGTTCAGCCAGCCAAAGCGGCGCGGGTGGACGATGTTCACTCAGCGGGAACTCACCAGCCTCCGGCCAGTTGCGGAGAGCTCGACGGTAGGTTTGAACCTCCGTGTATTGATCTGTTGAAAGAGTGGTTGCAATACCCTCTTCCAATTCATCGCGGTGACGTGCCACTACACCATCCGTTTCAGATAGTTGCTGATCACGCCAAACCCGCTCAATAGCAGACAACTCTTCATTACTTGGCGGTGGTGGATCAGCTAGCACCGGGTACCCGTCATCGTCCCAGGTAATAACCTTACCTTCAGACTGTCCCGTCAGCAGCTTAGCGTGCAGCTCAACAGAGATCTCAACTACGTCAGCCGGCATAGAGTCATACAGTGCTGGATTATAAAAACTGCGAGTAGATTTTGAAGCGAACATAGACTTCCCCTTAGTTCCCTACGGCAATGAAGAACCCGCCAAGGCCAGAAGTTGTAACGCCCGTTGTAGATGACGCAGCAGTGGCCCTGAGTGCGTTAGTACTCATTGGTAAAACGGAAAAGGTTGTAGACCCTCCGTTTCCTAAAATGGATGCACTGAAACAGGCATTCGGAAATGCTATAGGGAATGTTGCAGACCAGTTTCCAAGCGCTGTCCCTGATGAAACAGTACTCCCCCATTGAACAATCAGCCCTCCGAGCCAGGATGGAAAGGCGATGTAGCCATTGAGGGCAAGGCTGACTGCGAATCCGCGTCGTAGCTTTTTGGGAGTGACAACTGTTACATCATCCACTCCCGCATCTACCTGTGCTTGAGTCCCTATCTTTGCCAACCCGAGGTTTATCTCTGTCGCCTGTCGAGCCAGAGCTTCCAGCGCAGCGATATCAATGTTTCCCTGATTGACCGGGGCATTCCAGGCCTTGATGCACCACATGACAGCCAGGTTGCGCGGGCGGGTGCCAACTAGTGTCCCGCGCGCATATTGAGCTTCATCAGTCAGGTAGACCGCCGTCGAGAGATCGCCAACCGAAATGCCTGCGCCGGGATAAGTTGCAGAGCTGACGACATCACCACCAACCAACAGATGGCTAACGCCAGAACCGTCAGCGTTATGCTTCCATGCTGCGGCAGCAGACTGAATCCCAGCCCCAGAAGGAGTGACAACGTCGGTTCCCATCAGAGTGGCTTTCTGCCAACTACCTACGGCACGCCCTGCATCGACACCACGCCCATGATCCCAGCCACGCAGGAATTCGCCACGAGACTCCGGCAAACGAAAGTTGCCCCCCCCCTCATCACCCTTGTTGAACGCAGTACCAAGATAAGCCGCCAGATCCGGATAGGTCGCAATGCTCTGCACGCTGCCATCCAGCTCAAGATAGCCGGGGGGAACAATGCCTGTTGGAAAGGACAGAACAGCGCCTACCGGAACGGCAGACTTGAGCTGTTCGACTTCCTTGACCAGCGCCGCTACGTCGATGTTTCCCTGATTGACCGGTGCGTTCCAGGCCTTGATGCACCACATGACAGCCAGGTTGCGAGGCCGTGTTTCGTTAGCCGTGCGAGCCACATTGGCGGCATTAAAAACGACCCCATGATTACCTGTGGAGGTGCCGTTATTCGAGGATACAAGGCCATTGTTCTGAGCTGTGAATACACCAGTAGCCGTTTTGACGTCTATGTTTCCGTCAAAGCCGCCAGACATGTGTTGTAGCGCGTCGAGCTGATAACTGCCTTCCAGCCGGCCAGGGTCTACACCGCGCCCATGATCCCATCCACGCAAAAACTCCCCACGAGCCTCAGGCAACCGGAAGTTACCGGCGCCCTCATCCCCTTTGTTGAACCTGCCCGCCAGATAAGCACTCAAGTCGGGGTACGTGGCACTGCTCTTGACACTGTTATCCAGCTCAAGAAACCCCGGCGGCGGTGTGTCGACGGGGAACGCAACGATCGAGCCCACCGGCAATGCCGAAGCCTTGGCAATCAACGACTCGACTTCAGCCTTGGTGTACGTGTCCTTGATCCCGAATCCAGCCAGCGTCTCGGGGTTCGCCCCCGCCGTCGCCCGGCCATATTTGTCCACGGTCAAGCTCTTGTAAGTCCCAGGGGCAATCCCGGTGCGCCCCGCCAGCATCTCGAAGGTCAGCGCGGTGGTGCCGAGAGTGATCGGTCCATTAGTGGTCAGGTGCCACAGCGAATCGCCATTGGCCGTGCCCTCTTCCACCATCACCGTCAGGCCCGGTGTCACCTTGGCGCTGGTGTTGGCATCACTGGCCCGCACCCAGTCGCCATTGGCCACAACCCACAGGCCGTTATCCTTGGCCAGGGTCTGGTTCGCCAACAGCACACGGTCACCGGCAATCGCTGCCACACCGTCAATCTGTTGCGCGCCGTTGGGCACTACGTTACCCGTGGCAGCCACGCGCACCGATTGCTTGCCATCGAGTTTGCCGAGCTCTTCAGCCAGATAACTCATGACCCAGGCACGGGTCGCCTTGACCACCGTATCGTCGATCAGCAAGGTCACCAGCGAGGCATTGCTGGTCTCGAAAATCGAACGGATGTAGAACTCCTTGCCCGATCCCGAGGTTGCCAGCACCGGCTTGAACGACTCCGGATACTTGACGATGGCGTAGAGAATGCCAGTGTCGGTCCACAGCCCCGCTTCACGCACATACCAGCCACCGACATCCGGCGGAATGGTCACTTCGGCCAGCAGCCAGCTGGGGTTCTTCTCGTCCTGGAACAGCGCGTTCAGCGGCCCGCGCCAGACTTCGCGCTTGAGCGCCGTGGCGGTCGCTGCCGGGTTGTAGACCGCACCGCCGCCGTCGCCGACGGAAATCTGCGTCAGCTTGATCGGCAAGCCCGCTGCCTTGCAGGCGGTTTCGTAGGCAATCCCTGCGTTGGTGAGCAGGGTGTAATAGTCAGCCATTCAGGCCCCCTGAGGATAAATAGTGGATGTTTCGACGGCGTACAGGCCGGCGGCCATAAAGGCCTCGCCCGATGCCTCCAGCCCGTCGATGAAAACCGGATAGACCGTGGTCAGCTCGCCGCAAAAGGTGGCGGCGCCGATGACGTGGCTGCCGAAGGCGTTGAGGCCGACCGACACCGAGAGGATGTCCCGTTCACTTTTGGCATCGGCCAGGCGCCGATCGAGACGGGCATCGATTTCTGCGCTGTAGGGTTGTTCGGCAAAGGCCCGCATGGAAAAGCTGTACGGCGCGCCGGGCGGTGTCTGTTCGTACCAGGCACGGATTTCGGGACGCAGCTGCAACCCCTTGGCGGCGTTTTCCAGCGCCTTGCGGGTGCCGGCCTGCCGCGCAGTGGGCCAGGCCAACTCTACCGTCAGGCGCTTTTCCGCTTCCGGTGCATCGCTGCTCCATTCACCAACCCCACGATCCGCCGCCAGATACGGCAGAAACGCGACAGGCGTTGCATTCGGGTCCATCAGCTCGGGAAACGGCGGCGCGATGCGATCGAGCAAGACACCGAAACCAAGGTCGAGAGCCCGCTCCAGCGTCGAACTGTTGGGCGGTAGCAGCGTCGGACGCTGCATTTGATCGGTCATATCGTCATCACCTCGACCTCGACCGCCGTGCAGTACGGCGCCTGAAACGCTGTGGTGACGATAGGCTCCAGCGGCTCGAGGATCTGTAATTGCACGGCGCCCGCGCTGTGCAGCGTGTAGTCGATCCAGCTCGGGTCGACCCGCCCTTCCAGGCGATGGCAACTGTCGGCGTAGGCCTGCAGTTGCTGTTGTGCGGCGACTTTGGTCAGGCCCGAGTCCGGCCCCGAATTGATCTTGGCTACGACGCGGATCTTGTAGCGCTGTATGTCCGCGCCCTGCACCGTGACCCGGTCGGTTTCGGGCCGCACATCCGGCCGGGCAAAATGTTGGCGGACGCCATCGAGCAATGCCGCGGACGGTGCGCCGTCGCCATCCCGGGAAAGCACGGTGACCTGCACGTCACCCGGCGCGGTACGGCGCGCGTTGCCATCCTTGACCTGTGCCGCGAGGCCGTCCGGGTTGAAGCGGTAGATCACCTTGACCACACCAGCGTCAGTCGACTCGACTGTCACCGTCGGCCGCTCGCCGAGGGTGAAGACTTCGCGGCGGTACTGCATGCGCGAACCGGCGGCCGGCGCGTGGGGCGCCAGGTAGTAGCGCAGGCGCGCGTCTTGGTCGCTTTCATAGACCTCGGGCACCGGCGGAAAGGCCGCCGGATCGCCCGGGTCGAGCAACTGCCGCTCCAGCCCCATGTCCGCCAGGCGTGCATCGAGGTTGCTGCCGGTGGCCCACCAGGCCAGCATCTGCTTGATGCGGGCGTTGTACTTGCGCTCATGGGTTTGCAGGCGCAGGCAGAAGGCTTCCAGCGCCAGGGTCAGCAGCTCGCTTTCGTTGGCCAGGCTGGCCTGGAGTTTCTGCGCATTGGCGGGGGAACGCTGGGCCACGTAATCGACGACGAAGGTCTTGAACTCGGCGAGCAGTGGCTCGAACTCTTCGACGGTGACAATGGCCGGCTCGGCCAACTGGTGTTCACCGGGTATCAGCATGCTCATGTCACGACCTCGAACGTCTGTTGGCGGTTTTTCCAGGTGCCGGCGAAGCGCAACAGCAGCCCGGCGCCGCGCCGGCTGGCGACTATGACCTGCGGCTCGAAATCGCCGATGCCGTTCTGATCGTTGTAGAACGCCTGCGCCGCATGGCTCTGGGCGAGGATCAGCAAGTCATCGCCGAGGTTCTGGCCCAGCAGGTCGGGAATCAGCGAGCCGTACAACGGGCGCTTCTGCCGCGTGCCCAACGGCGTGGTCAGGGCGCGGGTCGCGCGCTGCACGAACTGCAGCCAGTCATCGACCGCAGCGCCGGTGTTTCTATCGACTCCAATCATGGGAAGCCTCTTATCAAGGGCTGATAACGCGGCCCTGGTGTTCCACCAAGGGGCCGCTGAAGTGGATGCCGGCACTGTCGAGCAAGATGCCCACCGCGCCCAACCGCAGCTCGATCGCCTCGGGCCTCATCGCCAACCGGGCGGGGCCGATGCTCAACTCGACCGCCTCGCGGGAGGCGGTGAGCGCGGTCGGGCCGTTGCTCCAGCTCAAGACATGGCCGGCATCGTCATAACTGCTTTGGGTGCCATCGGCGTATTGGCGGCGGGTCAGCGCGGCCAGGGTCGACACCGGTGGAAAGCGGTCGCAGTTGAGGCCGAACAGCGCCACCGACTGCGCGCCGCCGTCGCCGCCACCGTAGTTGAACAGCAGGCACTGCTCGCCCACGGAAGGAATCCGCGATTCGCTTTGCGCGCCGGCGCTGGGGTTGAAGAAGCGGATCGCCGGGGTCAGCAGCTCTCCGTGGCTGACCCGGCAGGTGTTGCTGGCCGCATCGACCGCCTGGCACACACCGATACGGCAATGGTTTTCCGCCCGCCGGTGCAAGTCATCGAGTTCGGTTTCCATCTCGGCCAGCCGCTCGATGATCGGACCCAGCTGCATGCGCAGCAGCTCGTCAAACATGGCTCAGCCCTCCAGTGCTTGGTATTGGTCGGGGTCGTCGATGTTCGAGACTTCCCAGGTGCGGGCGAACTTCGGTATGCCGGTCGGGTCGTCCAGCAAGGGCTGCCCTAGGTACAGCGTCTGGGTGAACGACAGCGTCCAGGCCGCGTGCTGCTGCTCACCGCGAATCAGGGTCGAGGGCAGGCCCTCGAGGTTCGTCGGCAGGTCGCACTGCGCTGCCGGCAATCCCCAGCGGTTATCCGTGGCCAGGTCCTTCAGCGCGCTGGCCAAATCACAGGCCTCGAACCCGGACCGCTCGGCCCCCACAGCCGCCACGGCTTGCAGCGAGATCGTCAGGACATGGGCGATACGCCCTTCCTGACTGCGCATGCCCGGGGCATCGCGCTCGATCGCCATCAGCACCCAGGCCTGGTCGAGCAGACCATCGAAGTCCTGGTGACTGCCAACCTTGAGGCCAAGGCCCGCCCCTCGCAGGGTTTCGGCAATGGCGAAAAACAGCTGCGACGGCTTGTCGATGACTGCGGGCATAGAGAGGCCTCCTGTTCAGATAGCAGGGGTTGAAGTTGCGCAGGAGCGCTGTGGATGTCGCGCGAGATAGAGGAACAGCGAATGCCGGTTTGGGCAGGATTCTTGATCGCCAGGTCGGCGAGCGACGTCAGGAACGGAATGGGTGATGCAACGGATGGCTCACGAGACTTCGCTGAGGTCCGGCATCACCTTCGATGGAACCCCCTGCCCTGCGAGCGGTTCGCCTTGATCGAA